GTGTTTACCGAACTAAATCTCTGCCATTCTGTGGTAACTGTGCATGACACAGGGGTGCCGCTTGTGTTCCACAAATTGACCGTTTGATTACTCCCGGTATTGCTCTTTAGCCACACCGAAGTCGTATGTGGGAGAGTTGTGTACGAAGTTTGGTAATAAATGCGCCCCGTGCCCGCGTTGTACGACATTTCAAGTCTCGTAGCCGACAACGCCACACCATCAGGACCAGTTGCATAGTTGATGGTTCTTGTAACTGTTCCACCCGTAAACCATCCAGTACCATTTAACGCAACACTTCCGGGAAGATAGTTCACCGCCTGCCCCTCAATGAGCAGTCCCCGTGCCGAGCCACCCGTGTAGTCGAAGCGGGGGGCGTAGTATGGATTCGCGGTCGTTGTGTAGTACGGGTTAGACGCAGTTCCGATGTTCATTTGCGCTCCCCACAGGTGAATCGAATCACCGATGGAGTTTGCGACTGCATTCGGATAAATGTAAAACCCGCCCGTTCCAGCAGAGGTCGTAGTGGCAAGAACCATCTGCACTTGCGTCCACGCGCTTGTCAGGCCAGTAACGGTACAAACAGTTGTTCCGCTCACCGAACCCGGCCCGCTCACAATGCTTGGTGTGACGGTCACAAAACTTCCGAGCAAGAAACCAATTGCTGCCGAAGTGCTGTTTCCGGCCCGCATCCAAATCCGAATGGTGTACCGGAATCCAGCCGCCACGGAAGCGTTCGCAAGAATCGACTTTGACCCTCCAGAGGCAGTCACAGCAATCAACCGCGAGTCTGGACCTCCGTTTGGATTCGTAACAGCAACACTAGTGTTTGACACGCCGTTGGTAGACCACGGGCTACCAGAAAGCGTTTCACTTTGAGCGAGGTAGTTCGCATCGGCGTACTGCACCAACCCGCTGCTGTTGATGAACGTGGCATCGCTCGCCCGCGTGAACGTCAGGCGCGGGTCGAGGACGCCTGTGGTGAAGTCGAGGGTGAGCGTGGAGCCGTCGCCGTTGGCCGGCAGGAGGCTGAACTTCCTCCGCCGTCGGGCCAGCCCGGTGAAGTGGTTCACCCGGGAGGTGGTGTTCGGGATTGAGTTGGTCGGGCTGTTGGTCATGGGTGAGTCTTTGCCATCCAGTTGAGTCCTTGGTCTCGGGGTCCGCCGAAGGTCCCCTTCCAGGAAGCCTCGAACCTCTCGAGTTCCTTCCTGATCTCCCGGTCCTTGCGTTCCTCGATCATCCGGTCGATGTCCACGGCGACTGCCTTGGACCAGTACCCGACGGCCATGCTGAGGGCGTCGAGTCGGTCATCGTGCCTGAGGCTCCCCCGGTCACGGGTGATCCGGGTGAGCTGGTGGAAGAGCATGTAGGAGAGCTGCTTCTCCGGGGGGAGTCCCTTGGTGGACTCGTAATCGGCCCGGATGACGGCCGGCTGCACCACCAGGCGGTGCTGGTTGATGACGGGCTCGAGGGTGTCGATGATCCGCTTCTCCTTCTGCATGGAGTGGCGGACCTCCTCGGTGGTCACGGGCCACGTCTCGCGGAGGTACGGGGTGAGGAGCTGGGTGAACATCCCGTCCCCGAAGTTCGACTCAACGAGGATGCGGTTGACCTTCTGCTCCCGGGCGACCTGCGCGAGGCGCTTGAGGTTCTCCGGGGTGTATCCGCCCCTGATCCCGCCGGCGGCGGTCAGGTGCATCCAGCCGTTGAGCATCTTGACCACGGCGTATCCGGTCTCGTCTTCGCCTCGTCCAGACGGGTCGATTGCCATGACGCTCCCGGAGTACGGCAGGAACTTCTCCGAGATCGCCTGGGGGCGGTGCCAGCGGTCGCCCCTGAACCCGACCGCGGGGAGGTCCTCCTCGACACGGTCGGAGGTCCCGGCCCAGACGATGCGTTCGGGGCCCTGTTCGGGGTCCCCTCCATAGGCAATGAGGTCGGACAGCTTGAGCGGGTACCTCTCCGCATCGCTCAAGGACGTACTGAGCATGAACTGGAGCTGGAACCCGGAGCGACCCCATGAGAGCGAACGCTCCTGGAGGTCCTCCTTGGTGAACCTCTTGGGGTCCGTGGGTTCCCCGACGACTTCCGGCCTCCACTCGTCCGTGATGGACGGGGCGAGCCGTCCCCCGTAGGAGGAGAGGTCCGGCTCCGCGGGATAGAGCGCGGGCCACACCCGGCATTCGTAGCCGCGCTCGTTCAGGACGTGGTAGATCGACTCCTCGGTCTGGGGGGTCCCGAGGAAGATCACCCTGCCCCCCGGCTTGATGATGGCATCCACTTCCCTGATGCGCTCCTGCAACTGCTCGCGCATGGTGGTCGTGGCCGAGTTGTTGCTCACCTCGACGTCGTCGAGGATCACCCAGTCTGCTCGGCTTCCCGTGAGCTGTCCCGTGATGCCGAGGCTCTTGACGCTCGGGGCATGGCTCGGGGGGGCCGGGGCCACGTCGAAGGCAATCGAGGAGTTCCTCTGGTTGTCCCGGGGGGTGAGGTGCTGGTACATGGGGACCACGGCCATGAGCTTCTTGCAGAAGTTCGTGAACTCGTCGGCCCTCTGCTTCGACGCCGAGACGACAAGGAACTGCTTGGAGGGGTCCATGAGCAGCTGGTGCATCACGAACGCCGAGGTGATCCAGGACTTCCCCACCCCTCGGAAGGCCATGAGGACCTGCCTTCGGGGCCCGTTCTGGATCCACTCCGCCATCTCGTACTGGACCTTGGTCGGCTCGGGGAGGCCGATGGACGACCAGGTCAGGTAGAGGGCGTTCCGGAAGTCCCGGAGCCGTGGGTCGATCTTCTCGTCCACTCAGGTCCCGTACTTCCGGTTCACCTCGGCATCAAAGGGAAGGCTCTCCGCGAGGCGGAGGATGGGGGTTCCCTCGATGGCCGCCTGGTCGATGCAGTTGTCCTTGAGCATCTGGCGGGCGACGTTCAGGTCGGACGGGCTTGCCTCGCCGCTCCTGATCCGGCGCACCAGCTCCTCGCACAGGAGCGAGTGGAGGTCCCTGAGGACCTTCTTGGATTCGTCAGCCATTGGCGATGATGCAGGTGAATGCGGCGTTCGCGCCATTGACGAGCGCAGTTGAGGTGCAGACGCGCATCAGGGGCATCGTCTGGATGACTTGGGCGAGGGTTCGGTATCCGCCGTTGCCCGCACCGAAGTCGGTAGCGACCCCGAGAGGCTTGGTCAGAAGGGCCGAGGAGCCGCTGAAGAGGACCACCCAGTCGTTGCCGTCGAGGCTGCCCTGGATCTCGAAGTTGAAACTCCCGGAGGGGTTGGTTGCGGAGGTCTGCTTGGCCTCGATGAGGGCGACCCCCACGGAATCGACGAGGGGTCGGTAGGAGACGGTGCTCCCGGTGATGGCGGAGGACATCGCGGTCGCGTTGGCGAGGTAGACGATCTGCATGGTGTTACTTGTTGAGGAAGTTGAGGAGGAGCGACACGCCTGCCGAGACGGCCCCGGCGCTGCCGATGATGAGTGACTTCATGTGCTCGAGGTGACGGACCCGTGAGTCGAGTTCCTTGATCTCGGCCTGCTGCTGCTGGCGCATCTGGAGGAGGGAGTCGAGCTTGCCTTCGAGCCGCCCGATGGCGAGCATGACGTCGTGGTCTGGGGACATCAGGAAACCCTTGTCAAGTGGTAGATGACGGGAGAGCGACCAACATTCGTGACCGAAGAGAGCGCAACCTGACCTCCGGGGCTATTGGACACGGTCGTCGGCGCGATGACTGCGGTAGTACCTGAGCTGTTCACGGTAACCGTGTATGTCCACAGAGGTTCCTTGAGACCACCGCTGTACTCGACTTGGAAGCTGGCGACACCTTTCCAAGTCCCGACAGATGCCGTGATGAGCGTGTTGTTTCCTGCGTTGGTCTTGGTGAACACGCTCCCAGGTTGGCTCAGGATGGTCGGCGGGTTCGCGGTCGATAGCACAACAACGGCCGACGTCCCGATGTCAGTCAGCGAAGGCGTGAACGTGGAACCTCCGGTCGGGGCGGCCCATGCAACCGTTCCGTTGACGTTGTCGCACGTCAGGACGTGACCGACCGTAGGCGCGGTGCTGCCGGTCGGTAGGTACCGCATGGTTCCATTGATCGCAACGGTGTCTGCCGTTGCGTCACCGAGCGTCACGTTCCCGGTCGCCGTGACAGCGTTGCTGAACGTGTTCGTTCCGCTGAACGTGTTGTTTCCCGATGCGGACACGGTCGGGATGGCGCTGTTAGACAGGTTCCCGCTTCCGTCGAAGGTGAGTCCAGCCCCGAGCCCGATGGCCTGCACCTGTCCGTTGTTGACCCCCGTGGTTGGTCCACCGAGCAGTTTGGCCGGCGGGACCAACTGCATCTTGGCAAAGGTGACCTTGTTGGCCCCGATGGTCGGGTTCGGGTAGGCACCTGAGAGGTCACCGGCGGCCGGTCCGCAGGGTGCCGCCTGCTCGACCTTGAGGGGGTTCCCTGCGGTACCGTCGCCGCTGAGGCAGGTGTAGTTGGTCTCGCTTCCCGCAGGACCGAGCGCGGTGACCGCGTGGGACACGGCGGACAACTTGCTGTTTGCCGTGGTAAGCGCGTTATCTGCCTTGTTGCTTGCCGTGGTCGCCGTGGACTGTGCAGCAGCAACAGCTTCGGACACCGTGGTCAGCTGCGCGGTGGTCGGGGCACCGACGTCGGCCGCGCTGATGGAAACGTCCCCGGTCTGGGCGTTGGCGAGGGCGACCGCGGAACCACGGACCGAGTTCACCCTGGGTGGTGCCCAGCCGACCTGACCCGTGTTTCCATCGACGCAGGTCAGGACCTTGTTGGCTCCCTTGTCAGCGGGGACAAGCATCTTGGCGTTGAGGGTGACGGTGTCCCCGATGGCGTCACCGAGCTTGACGTCTCCGTGGAAGTTCTGGGCGACCGTGAACGTCTTGGTGCCCGTGATGTCCTGGGCGGTTGACTTGGTGACTGCCCCGATTCCGGTCCCTGCGTCGTCGGCCGTGATGACCACGGCCCCGGTGCGCCCGTTGACCGAGGTGACCGGGGGTGCGCTCGGGTCGGACCATTGGGTGTTCCCGTTGGTGTCCGTGCAGGTCAGCACACGGCCTGCGGCGGCACCCGTCGGGAACACGGGGGTCGAGTTGACGGTCAGCGAGGAAGCCGTGGTGGCTCCGACGGTGACGTTGTTGTTGAACGTGACCGTACCGGAGAACGTCTTGTTGCCTCCGATGGTCTGGTTCGAGGTCTTGTCCACGGCACCGAGGCTCTTGGTCGTGGCCGTCTCGGTTCCGTCAGCGATGATCGTGACGGCACCCGTGGCACCGTTGACCGAGCTGACGGGGGCCACAGGCACCGCTGCCCATGAGGCATTGCCGCTCGCATCCGACTGGAGGAAGCGTCCCGCGACGGCACCCGAAGGGATGCGGAGGGTTCCATCGACCTTGATGACGTCACCGGCAGCGTCACCGAGGTTGACGTCTCCGTTGAAGTTCGTGGTGGCCGTGAACGTCTTCTGGCCGCTGATGGTCTGGGTGGTCCCCTTGGTGACGCCGTTGAGGTTCCCGGTGGGGCTGGCCTCGCCGTCGAGGCTCACGCTGACCACGCCGGTCATTCCGTTGACCGAGGTCACGGGGGCGTTGGCTGGCATCTGCCACTCGACGTTTCCGTTGGCGTTCGTGCAGGTCAGGACCTTGCCTTGGGCGGGGGTCCCGTTACCTGCGATCTTCAGGGTTCCCGTGATGCTGATGCCGTCAGCCGTGTTGTCCCCGACGGTCATGCCTGCCGTGGTGACGAATCCGCCATTGGCGGTCACCACTCCGCTGAAGGTGGCATCGCCGTCTGCCTCGATGTACGAGGTGACTCCGCCTGCCGGGGCGTGGCCCTGGAACACCCGGTCGTTGGCCGAGGTGCGCTGCACCTGGACCAGCCCGCTGGTGTTGAGGAGGACGCCGGAGGATCCGTTGGTGCCGACCGCAGGAGTCGCCGTGGAGACCGTCTGGTTGGCCGTGAACTTCTTGGATCCGGAGATGTCCTGAGCCGAGTTGGTGGTGACCGCGTTGGTGACCTGTGCCGCGGTGTAGTCACCCGCCGCCGGAGAGACATCTCCTGCCCGACCGTTGAAGGTGGTGACCCCGGTGTTCTGGCTGATCGCTGCCGAGAGAACGCCGTCTTGGTTGATGGACAGGTTGCTGCCAACCTTGATGCCTCCGAGGACCGAGGCGCTGGCGACGGGGAGGGTGGCGTTTTGATCGACGCTGACCACGCCGCTTGCGTTGACGCTGAGGCCGCTCCCGACCTGCATCAGTCCCTTCTGCCCGGTCGTTGCGGTCGGGATGGTCTGGGCCGTGTAGGCCCCGAGGTCCGCAGCCGTGATGGTCACGGCCCCGCTTCCGCCATTGACCGAGGTGACTCCGGCTGGCTCCGGGGTCTGCCAGATGGCCTTGCCGGCCGCGGTCTGCGTGAGGACCTGACCATTGGTTCCTCCGGGGATCCGGAGTTCTCCGTTCACCGTGATGATGTCGAACTGGTCAACGCCGAGGTTGACGTTGTTCGAGAACGTCTTGGCACCCGTGACCTCCTGCGTGGTCCCGACCGAGACTGCACCGACGTCCGCTGCGGTCAGGGTGACCGCGGGTCCCGTCTGGTTGTTGATGGAGGTGACTCCGGTGGCTGGCGGGGAGGCCCATGAGGCGCGTCCGCTTGCGTCCGAGGTCAGGACCTTGCCCTGGAGGTTGGTACCGACGTTGTAGGTCAGCTGGTTGGTGACCTCGGCGTTGTTCGCTGAGACCGTCCCGGTGAACGTCTTGGTGTCCGCGATGGACTGGTTTCCGCTCACGCCGACCGCCCCGACGTCCGCTGCGGTCAGGGTGACTGCCCCGGAGTTGCCCGCCCCGTTCTTCCCGTTGACGCTCGTCACGAAGGCCGGGAGGTTGTTCCAGACAGCCTCTCCGTCGGGCTGGCAGAACAGGACCTTTCCTGCCGCGTAGCCGGTCACGGGGTACTTGAGGCGACCGAGGACCGTGATGTTGTCGAGCTCGTTGTCACCGAGGGTGACGTGGTTCGAGAACGAAGTCTGCGCGTTGATGGTCTGGGGAGCGCCGTTGAGTGCTGCGGCACCGACGTCTGCGGCGTCGAGCGTGACGGATCCACCCACTCCGGTATCGCCGTTGATCGACGTGATCCCGGTCTGGGGTGCCGGGGCCCAAGCCGCGTTTCCCCCGTTCCCGAGGCATGTAAGGACCTTCCCGGCCCCCGCGTTGGGCGGGATGACGAGGCTGCTGTTGATGGTCAGCGTGTCGGCGGAGGCGTCGTCACCGAGCCCGATGGAGGCCGTGAAGTTGATCGGCACGGACACCGTCTGGGTCGCGCCCCCCGAGAGGTTGGCAGGGAGCGCACCGATGGACTCCGGGGAGATCGTCACGGTTCCCGTGGAGACCGCGGCATTCGCTGAGCCGAGCCGAACCCCGTTGACCACGGGCTGGAGGGTCATGGTCCCGGCGTTGTCGTTGGCGACCAGCGCCTTGTTCACGGTGTTCTGGGCATCGACCTTCAGGTTGCCGTTGAGGACCTGAAGGGTGTTCTCGAACCGCTTCGGTCCGGTGATGACCTGGTTACTCGCGGAGGGCGTGTCGGTGAGGACCACGTTGGCAGGAAGACCGTCCGCAGCCACCGTCGTCGGCATCCACTCAACGGCCCCGTCCACGGTCGCGGCCGCGAGGACGTACTGCTTCCCCTGTGTGACCTTGGAGATCGGGGTCTGTGGCTTGTGGACGAAGGAACCGCTCTGTGCGATCTCGACGACCCCCGTAAAGGTCTTTTCCCCGCCGATGGTCTGGTCGTAGTTGACGTTGACCGCAGCGCCGCCCTGGTCGAGGAAGAGGTCGGCGGACTCCTGCGAGACGTACAAGGAGTTCAGCTGCGCCTTGTCTAGGTCCGCCGCGCTGAGGATGGACCCGTCCGTGAAATCGACCACCCGGTCCGACTCGTTCCCCGGGGTCACGCGCTTCAGCATGACGTTGGGGACGTTGTTGATCGGCTGAGGGGGAGCGTCCACGAACCGGACGTAGTCCTGCCCGTTGATCGTCACGATGCTCCAGTTCGAGGTGTAGGGCACCTGGTTCAGGAACACCTGGACGTGCCCTCGGGCGAGCGGGGCTCCGCCAGCGAACGTGACGGGGAAGTCCTTCTGGACGCCGTTTCCGGTGTAGAAGGTCCGTGACTTGTAGGGAAGTTCGTAGAACTCTGGCATGATTACCTCAGCGGAACATGGATGCCTTGGCCTGTCGGCTGTTGGCGACGGCCTGGGCCAGTTCGGGTGATTCCTTCATCAACTGCTGCATTGCGGCTCGGCGGTAGTTCGAGACGTGACCGCGGACGAGCGAGACGCGGGGTGAGTCGAAGTCGTCCTGTCCCATCTGCGGGAGTCCTTGGTAGAAGGGGCTCGAGATGAGGGACTGCAACTGCTGCTTGATCCCCCTGCCCCCGAGCTTCACGCTTCCCGTGAGTTCCTGGAGGCGGTCGTAGGCGCTCTGGCCGCTCTTGAGGGTGATCTTCTTCAGGTCGATGCCGCCCGGGAGAGTCCTCCTCGGGGCACCCACGGAGATGAGGCTCTGGGCGATCTCGCGCTTGACCGGGTCCTTGGTGGCCGTGCGGGCGGTCCCAGGGAGCAACATGCTTCCCCAGAACTCGGCACCCTTGATCGGCTCACCGAGGGCGTTGCGGACCTTGTCCACGGAGTCGTCGAGGAACGGGGTCCGTGCGCGGATCGCGTCCCACATGCTCCGGGTCTCCCGGATCTCGGGATCGAGGATGTAGTTCTCCGCCTGCGCGAGGAAGTTGGGCATGACGGCACCGGCGTACTGGCGCATGAGCTGCCCCTGCGCCGCCTCGTTGCCCATGAGGGCGTCGAGGGCCGTCACGATGCCCTTGAGGTAGGACTTGGACACCACGTTGTTGGAGACCGAGGCGATGGTCGCCTTGAGGGCGGTCTCCATAGCACCGAGCTCCTCCGGGGTCGGGTCGTAGGTGGCCTGTGCGACCTCGAAGGCGTCAGCGACGAGACCGAAGAACGTGGCGACCGGGTCGTTGCGCCCGAAGGAGACGTAGGTGTCACCGAACTTGAACGAGTACGGCATCCACCCGGAGGCGAGGAGCTGGTTCTTGAGGGCCGTGTCCTTGGGTCCCCTGCCCGTAATCATGCCGTTGGCGGCGAGGACCGTTGCCGTGCCGAACATGAGGGTTCCCGTGGAGAGGCGGCCGACCGCTTCCGCCATCGCGTCCTTGTCCCCGGCCTTGGCAGCCTGCATCCACGCGAGGCTCTGGCTGATGGGGTTGCGATCCGTGACGTAGGCGAGGAGGTTGGTGGGGGTCCGGATGAACGGGATCACCAGCTGCATGGCTGGGATGTGGTTGACCACTCCCGAGGTGGCTCGGCCCACGTTGCCGACGAGGCGAGTGAGGGCCACGGAGGACTCCGCCATGTCGTCGTAGTCCCGCTTCCAAGTCACCTCGCGGACCCTACGCTCGATCTCCTTGGATGCCTGCTGGAGGATCCGGTAGTCCTGACCGGGCTGCTCCTGGAAGCGGCCGCCCATCGGCATGACGTCGGAATCGACGTATTGGTCCCAGTTCTGGTCCACGAATCGCTGGACCTCGGGGATGAAGAGCGGGTCGGACATGGCCCGGGTACCCGCTGCGTCGAGGCTCGGGACCATGACGTCCGCATCCTTCATCTTGCGGATCTCTGAGATGCTCTTGACCTTTCCGGTGGTCGGATCGGTCATCTCCCGCATGAGCCTGCTCGCCTCGGCCACGACCGCGGGGTCGGTGGCGGGGAGGCCGGCACGGGACGCCACGGAGTCCTTGAGGGTCTCCATAAGCGCCTTGGGGACGTACTTCTCGCGGACCATCTTCATCCCCCGTTCGAGGACGGTCTTGCGCGTGTAGAGCTGGCCGTCCACGAAGAGGGTCTTCTTGAGACGCTCGACCTCCGAGGAGACCGACAGGTCGGTCATGGGCTTCTTGAGGTTCTTGGAGACGATCCTGCGGAGGACCACGTCGGCTTCGGCGTGTGCCGTGAGCGAGGTGAAGAACTCGTCCGAGGTCCCCATGAGGCGGGTGGGGGTTCCCACGACCTGTCCGATGAAGTCAACGGCAGCGCCGGGGACGGTCCGGTTGACTCCGCCGGTGGCGGGATCGGCCGTGTTCAGCATCCGGTTGTTCCGGCTGGTGATGGCCCTGCTCGGGGCGAACTCTCCGTACTGCGTGTTGCCGCGTCCGAGGGTGATGGAGTCGCCCTCCGCGTACAGGCTTGCCTTGGCAGCCTGGAATGCAGACTTGCTCTCGGCCCAGTACCGGGTGATCGTCGAGAGTTCCCGGGATGCGTCCACCCCTTGGCGGGCACCGAGGCGACCCACGGCCCGCTCCAACGGCATGAGGAGCATCTGCGCTCCGCTCCACACGTTGACAGCGAGGGTCTTGGGGCCGCTCAGGATGGAGTTGCGGTGGAGCTCCGTGACGACCCGGACGCCCTTCATCATGGTGCTCTCGGTGAGCACCTTCGCCATCTCCTTGCCCGTCTTCGGGTCGAGGATGAGGTACTGGAGGGTGTCGGCCATGCCGTTGGCGAGGACCTTCCGCTGCTCCGGGGAGAGCTTGGAAATCTCGTCCATGAACTTGGCGGAGGTGTCGAACGCCTGACGCACCTGGAGGGTCTTTCCGGCGAAGGAGAAGAACTTCTCGACGCTTCCGGCGACCGAGGTCCACGCCTGCGCCATGACCTTGGGATCAGCCGTGGCGGGGTTGCGGAGCGCCTGGAGCATCTTGCTCCGGAGGTGGAGCTCGATGCCCTCGAGGACCGGGGCCACCTTGAAGACCTCTTCGGCGGCGATGGTGCCCTTGGCGACCATTGCCTTCAGCGCGGCGATGTTGGCTCCCCCGGTCTCCTCGATGGCGAGGACGGCGGCCTTGGCCGCGTCACGGGTGGCCTTGTTGCTCCCCGAGGGTGCCTTCTTGAAGCGATTCGGGTTGGCCTCGTACTGCCGCAGGACGGCAACGGCCTCCTCGTAGAGTTCCTCGGCGGTCCCCTGTCCGCGCAGGATGCGGCTGAAGTTGATGACCCCGGCCTCGTCGTAGCGTCGAATGGAGTCAGCGATGGCGTTCTTGTCGCCGCCGCCTGCGAGGATGTCGGCCATCTCCTTGCCGACGTTGGGGTCGAGGATCACCCGGCGGGTCTCGGGGACCCCGTAGTTGGGACCGCCGACCTGAGCGGGTTCGGGACGCACCGCCGGCGCATCCGCCATTTGATCCGTTCGCGGAGTGACATCCTCGAACTCTGCCTTCGCCATGAGGTCCTGACCTTCCTTGAGGTCATCCCCGGCGACATCCATTGCCTTCTTGACCGCTGCCTCCTCGGGCTCACCCGCGGCCTTCGCTGCCCGGTACGCCTTGGACGCCTTGACGGAACCCTTGAGCATCTTGACGACGCCCTCGAAGGCCACGCCCACGACGCCGCCCTCGAGCGCGTTCTTGAGGCGACCCTCGAGTTCCCCGTCCTCCATGTCGGAGGCGAGGTATTGGGTGACCACGTTGTTGAGGACGGGGTTCTCGGATTGGACCAGGAGGTCCGACAGGCGGGCATCGGTGGCCTCGAACGCGAGGAAGTCCGACATGACTCCCTTGGTGAGACCTGCCCGAACCGTCGCTGCCGTACCCCCACCGACACCGCCGAGCCACGCCGCGGTTGAGCCGACCGCACCGGGGATCTTGGATGCGACCCCGAGGATGCCTCCGCCGACGAGGAACCCGGTGCCGACCTGCGACACCCCCTCGACGAACCCGCCGATCATCGACTTGGACGATCCGAGCGGGTTGGTGTGCCAGTCCGGGAGGAGGTCGAACGTGGCCCAGTCAGCGAAGTTCCAGACGCCCTTGGCCGCACCCACGGCTCCCCGAGGGACTGCCATGAGGGTGTCTGCGGTGTCCCACACGGGGGTCCCCGACTCCTCGGACACGGGCCCGATGTCCGTCGGCATCTTGGGCGTGACGGAGCCTGAGACGATTGCGTCCAGCTCCTCCTGGGAGAAGTACCGCCCGGTGTTCTGGTTGTCTTGCATGGGGTGTTAGAAGGGGCTCTGTCGCACCTTCGGATCGAACTCGCTGGAGAGCGTCTGCTTGACTCGCAGCAGGGTGGCCTGACGGGCCACGAACTGCTGACGGAGTTCCGTTGGGATGTTCATGGAGTCCATGACGGCATTGACCGTCGTGGGGTCCGTCAGCTCCGACTCGCTGCGGAACATGGGGATTGAGAAGGCGTATGGCACCGCATCCTTCTTGTGCGGGAGGACCACCCCGAACACGGGGAACCCCTCGGAGGTCTCGTTCGCCATGACTTCCTCGGGGGTGAGCCCGACGGCGGCGCTTCGCTTGACCTGCCCGTAGTGCTGGATGATCGTGTCCGGGGTGTAGTTGACCCGGGAGTCCCAAAGGTATCCGAGCTGCTTTACGCCGACCGTCCCGTCGGCACGGGCCACGCGCCACATTTCCGAGAGGCGGTCAACGAGCACCTCGGGGTTGTAGGCACCGCCGAACCCGAACCCGACCTCGTACCCGATCTTCTTGATCCGGTCGATGTCCCCCTCCATCGCTTCCATCACGACCTTGCGGCGGTCATCGACCGTCATGGTCGAAGCCTCGATCTGGGTCGAGAGGGCGTCAAGGGTGGACTTCTGCCCGGAGGCGACCTCCTCGACGAAGGACACCGCAGGGTCGGCCGAGGACACCTTCAGGCCGGCGTCGGAGGCGGCCTTGGTCGCTTGGCTCCTGGCGTTCCACGCCTCGATCTGCTTGTCGTACCAAGAGTCGAGGACGCCGTTGATGGCTCGGTTGGCGGTCTCCACCCCGGACTCGTCCTTGATCTGCTGGTAGGTCTTGCCCGTGGGGTCGGTCACGGCTCCGCGGACGAACTGCTGCACCTGCTCATAGGCACCGCTGCGCCACTCCATCTCGAGCGTCTGCGCCTCGTCCTGCGCGGACGGGGTGATCGTGGGCTGCCCGTTCATGCCGAGGGGGAGCCGACCGCTGGCGGACATGCCTTGCAGCACCCGCCCGATGATCTCCTTGCCCTTAGTCTGCGCGTAGTACCCGGCGGCGCTGCGGACCACGCCGACGTTCTCTGCGAAGTAGCGGCTGAGTTGCTGCTGCTGGGTCATCGTCAACTGGTTGTCCGACGCCCACATGCGGAGGACCTGCGCATCCACGATGGTTCCGTCG